TCAGTCTTCGGTTTTCAAGGTGCCAACACGCCGCCGAACGTCATTGACGGCGTAGATGGCATCCACCACTCGGCAATCTCCAGCCAGACGGTCGAGGTCATCCGACACCTTCCTGATGGCGTCCCAAAGGGCATAGAAGGCATCCGTCGCCATGTCGGCTCGCGCTCTGTCAGCCGGCGCCACATCCAGCTCCAGATAGGTATTCTCGAAAGCAAACATGATGGCCTCCACCTTTGCGATGTCGAAAATTGCCTCGTTCAGATTTCTGTTCATTTTCTTTACTCCTTCGTGATGTATTGGCACTCGTACACCGGGGTAAAGACTTCATTCATAGCGGCACTGTCGGCTGCTCTCATGGGTGGGGAGTTGTTACGGGCCCTGTGCGAGCGTCGAGAGCAACGTCCGTGCCTCTTTTTGCTTTCCGCTTCTGTATTTACTTTGCAGCGTGAGCCGTCACGAATCGGCCCAGCATTTCTCTCGCGTCCTCCACCCTGCCGGCGGCGCAGACGTCGAAGATGTACGCGCAGTCCTTGGCCGACATGATATGCTCTGGCAGCGTGTCGTCGCGGATCGTGTCGAGGAACAGCTCCTCGCGCTCATGGAGCGTAAGGCCCGTCTCCCAGACTACGCGGCATATCTGCTTTGCGAGGTGATCCTCAATGACCGGCTCGGCGTACACGCCGCTCGTGGCGAAGTAGAACGTCAGCATCCCCAGCTTCAGGGCGTCGATATATCGCTTCTCGCTCTCAAGGATTTCGGCCATCTCCGTCAGCCATTCGACAGCCTGCGCGGTCTGGCCGGCGCGGATGCAGTCGTTGTACTGTCGTGCGGCGGCCTCGTAGCCACCGTGCTCGCCTGTTGTCATAGTCATTCCCTCCGTTATCAAAGAGGCCAAAAGCGTTCGCAAAGCCTCTGTATTTGTGATTATACCACCAGTAAATGTGATTGTGAAGTCAGGACACCGTCAGGAATCGCCAGAAATCGTCAGGAGCGCGTCTGTTTCGCTTCCGTGGGTGTGTGGGTTGGTATCTGCAAAATCGCCGTACGCGGCCTCTACGCCGTTTTTACGCAGACCGTCTATGATGGCCTCTTCTGACGGAAAGAAACGGAGAGCTGCCGACTCGTTTCCGTTGATCCGCACCGACAGCTCTCCAGTATCAGGCCACGAAAACCGCAGCTCACTTTTCATCAGGGTCGTCCATCACGCACTGCTCTCCGTTGGGAAACATCTGATTTCCGATGCGATTGTACTCCTCGAAAATCTTGTCGAACGCCTCCTGCCATACCTCGTCGTGGTCGTGCTCAATGCCGACCGCCACATGGGCGAGCTCATGCGCAAGGATCTCAACCGCGTCCGCAACCTCAAGGCTCGGCTTGACGAAGACAGCAACAGAACCATCATCAGCAAAGTCGGTCAGACCATACACGGGCTTGCCGTCCTCTTCGTCGCGGATCTGCGGCTCCCAGTAGATCTCGCACTCCTTGTCGGGGTACAACTTCTTGAACGCTCCCCAGACCATAGCGAACATATCGTTCTGGAACGGCGCGATCAGCCGGTCTTTCAGATCCAGCGGAGAGAGCCGCGTCTCCTCGTACATCCGCAGGCGCTCTCTGGTCTCTGCGAAGGCCCACGCCATCGTGTAGAGCAGGGCAACCACGCCCTCAATCGTATCAATGCCGTCGAACAGCCACTCAGAGGTCGCACACGAAAGCTCCAAATCGTCTTTGAGGCGTACGTTCTCCAAGGTTTCAGGGCTGTACTTCTGCAGAATGTCCCGCGTCACGTTGCTCAGGGTCGCGTCTGAGAAGTCAGGCGCCAGCCCATAGCCGCGGACGTAAACCTCTTCGTCCTTGATGAACACCAAGTTCAGCGCCGCCTCCACATTGTCCTGCGGGTCGTCGGTCACAATGGGCACATACTTTTTCATTTCGCTTCCTCCTTCTCCTGCTCCCAGCGCAGGAACTCAACGCTTCCGATGACCCACTTCAGGGTCTTCCCGCCGTACATTTTCTGCAACTGCTCAAGCACGTTTTCGGGGACGCTGAAGCTGTCGCAGACGCAGACCGCCGGCACCTCGCCTCGGCTGTTGCGCACCAGCACCAGATCATCCTTCTTCAAGTCTCTCTCCTCGGGTACTCCGAAAAGGTAGTGCTGCGCATCGTTCAGGTGATGCACGATGACGATTTTCATTTGAAATCACCTCCTTCGTCGCGGATCAAGCCCTGCATACGGGCCGCAGACAGCAGCTCTCCGAGCACCGCCTGCATCTTCCGAGGCCGCTCCTCTTCGCTGGCACGGTTTGCCTCCGCAGCCCGCCACGCCAGTTGGCTCAGTACCCCTCTCAGGTGGATCATCCGGTCGTGGTCTTCCTTGGCAGAGGCCGCCATTCGCAAAGCCTCCGCCATGTCCTCGTTGTTCCGTCTGGCCGTGTCGTAACGGGTAATGCCCGTCTCCTGATAGTTCTGGAACGCCGTGTCAGCCTTGTGCTGATACCGCTCTGCCAGCTCCATCAATTTCTTTTTGTCCATGTCTTGCTCCTTTCTACACCGCCACCATGTCCAACAGGGCGGCCATTGTCGTGATGGTGTCGCCCACTTTGGCGACGTATTCGGGGAAGTTTGCCCTTGCAACAGCCGCGGCCATCGGCGGGCAAACGGCGTTGCCACAGCGGGCGACCTGTTCGTTCTTCGGGTACGGGTTGCCCATATAATCGCGGTCGATGATGTAATCGGGTGGGAACCCCATCGCATTGTAAAGCTCTCTCGGGGAGAGCATCCGCAGGCCGATGTCTGCGATGAAGTAGAGCGTCCCGCCGATGCTCAGAAGCAGCAGGTCGTCATCGGCCAGCTTATAACCGCAGTAGCGGTTCAGCAGTTCGCGGATCAGCGGCCAGCGATACAGATTCTCGTCCGGGCCAGCCTTGCAAAGCAGCGTGTCGCAGAGGGCGAACACGCCAGACGACGTTTGCGTCGGCAGCGCATCCGTCGGGCGTGTTCCCACCTCGTTCCCCTTGAACTTCACCACATGGGCCGCGCACACCGCATTGTGGTCGATGGCCGTCACCGTCGGAAGCGGCTCTTCCATCTTCTCGCCGACCACGCCGCTGTAATACTTCACCAGATTTGCGCAGGTCAGACCGTAGCGGTTCGAGGCATCCACGGTGGGGATTGGAGCGCCGAGGCCAGAGGCTCGGACGTTTTCTGTCTGCTCGGTATGGTACTGAATGAGCGAGGGCGCCACGATACCGCCCGTATGCTTGGCGGTAATGGTTTTGTATGGGCCACGCACATCGGCGACGTGGCCGCCTCCTGCGTGATTACATTCGGCCAGATATGGGGTTACAAGCATCTGGTTCCCTGCTGTCGTCACGGTATGTACCGGATCACCGGCAGGCGCTCCGACGCTGTTGCTGGTGTTCGTCGCCGTGAACGGTGCCAGCACCGGCTTGCAGAGGTTGTGTTTGCCGCTCCCGACCACCGTAGGCAGCGGTTCCTCGATGTCGTGTACCCGTGGGGCCTGTCCCTTTCGTTCTCCATAGCCGGTCGGGACGATATACGGCTGGCCGCTCTTGATGGTGAATTTATCCACGCCGCGGATGATGCGCCGCATGGTGTTGTCTGCCAGAGGCCGCACCGCCTTCAAGCCGTACCGCTCCTTGATTTCCTCCTTGGTGTCGAAGATGGACGGGCAAGGCAGGCTCCAGTCGATGATTTCCGCCGCGCTGCGCCACGGTTTCAGCCTGCCGCTCTTCACGGCTTCGCTGTCCCGCGGAGCGTGGGTCGGTTCGGGCCACACAATGGGCTTTCCGTCGCAACGGGCAATCAGGACAAACCGTTTGCGGCTGGTCGGTGCGCCGTAGTCAGCCGCCACCAGCTCACGCCATTCGACCTCGTAGCCGAGATCCCGAAGCTGGCCGATGAACTTTCTGAACGTCGTGCCTGCCAGCTTCTTTACAGGCTTGCCCTTTCTGACCGGCCCCCATGTCTGGAACTCTTCGACATTTTCGAGGAAAATCACTCGCGGCCGCACCAAAGCGGCCCATCTCAGGGTGATCCACGCAAGACCACGGATTTTCTTATCAACGAGAGCCGCGCCCTTGGCCTTGCTAAAATGCTTGCAGTCGGGTGAGAACCACGCACCGCCCACGGGACGCCCGCGGCATACGTCACGCGGGTCAACATCCCAAACGGACGCCTGATAATGCTCCGTGTACGGGTGGTTCGTCTTGTGCATCAGGATTGCTGCAGGGTCGTGGTTGATGGCCGCCGCCACCGTAATGCCGAGGCCGACCTCCATGCCCGTCGATGCACCACCGCCTCCCGCAAAGCTGTCAACGAAGATTTCGTCGTCGATGCCGATTTGTGCGCAATTTCTCATATCTTCCACTCCCCCTCATGCGGCTGAAGGAACCGGAAGGTCGCCGAGAGCTGCAGGTCGTTGTTTTCTTCTTCCTGCCTCTCGTAAACGACAGCGTCGTGTTCCATCACATACTCCGCGATGTTGTGCGCAATCTCCGCTCGGAGCATCTTCTCCATTTCGGCCTCGTGCGTTCTGGTAAAGGCAGGCACGATCTTCACCGTCCTGACCGTCTGGATGTCGTAATGGAGGGCCTGCGCGATGGGCGCAGGAAACATCGCCTCAGCGCGTGTCAGGCCGCCGAGTGCATGGATGATTTTCGCCTTCAGCCTGTCAATCCATTTCATGTGCGACCTCCTTCATCAGCTTCCCGTTCTGAACTCGGTATGCTTTGTCATCCCAATACTCAGTCGCGCCGACCTTGCGGGTGTCGTTCCCGTAAAACTTCTTCCACGACGGCAAGCTGTCGTTCACGGCATCGAAATGCAGGCCCCATCTGGCGCAGGCTTCGAGCGCGTTCTCAAGCAGTTCTCCCTCTCGGCACGTCCAGAGAATGAGGCCCGCTCCGGCGATTTGCTCTGCCGCTGCTGCGACGATAATCTCCCAGTTTGGAGCGCCGATGTCCGGGTATGCGTTTGCGCAGAGGCAGCCGTCAAAGTCGATGGCTATTGCCTTCGGCAACGTCTGCGCATACTGCTTCCGACGCTCTGCGTCGTCTGCCTGCATCTGTTTCAGCACCTCCTTTGCCAGTTTCGTCGTGCATCCTCTGCCCTCTCTTAATTTCTCCAGCGGGCATCCCCTGCAGTTCAGCTCAGCACAGCACCTCAGCGTCTTCACGATAACCCCTCGTCTCATGCCAGCGCCTCCTCTCTGCCGATCTGCTGGAACTTGTAGACGAAGACCCACGGGTTCGCATACCATCCCAACTCGTCGAGTTGGTCTGCAGAGATGGTGCTGTTCCAGAGATCCCGAAAATCCATGCGCATGGCTCTGTACGGCTGGTTCCAGTCAATGCCTTCAGCCTTCAACCCGCCGCCGTTGATGTCTCCGAGCCTCTCCACGGAAACGTCCACGATTTTCAGGAATGTCCTCGCCGCCTCTTTTGGCATGAAAATCGAGGGGTTCCACTTGGAGTCGGTACTCCACTTAGCGATAAACTGGTCAAACGCCTCTCTGGATTCCGAGTCGGAGCATCCGCCGGGGAACTGGATTTTTCCGAGCGGGCCACCTGCTCGGAACTCGATCTTTGCATCCGCCTCGAAGCGGTGCGCAGACTGGACACGCCATGTCTCTCTGATATAGAGCACGTCGTTGAACCAGAACTTCGGCTTGACGGTCTCTGCCCAGTCGCGGAAGATGCCGCCAGCCCCGTTGTTTCCGCACATCAGGTCAAACGTCCGGTTCTCTTCATCGCAGTCGAGGACGAACCGTGCGCCCTCGGGCTGCGGGAGAACTGCGCGCCGCGTCTCAGTTTTTTTGCCGGCCATGATTTTCTGCACCATCTCCGTATTGAACAGGATCGGTTTCAGCTTTGCCACTTGCTATCCCTCCTTCTTGTAAAGCGGGTCATCCTTGCCGAGCACGGGGTAGTCTACCTGCCCGCCTTTTTTGATGACGACCCGATATTTTTTGTTGATCCCCCGCCGCGCCCGGTTTGCCAAGGCGTAAAAGCCGTCGAGGCTGGCGCATCCAAGGGCTTTCCGACACTCGGCCGCGTTGCCTCTGGTCAGCAGTTCGCCGCTGTATCGGTCATAGATTTCGTAATAATTCATCGCTCCACCTTCTCAATGCTGTCCATCGGCACCAACCGCTTCTTGTTCTCGGCGTAGTAAACGATGGCGAACGGCTTCGGGTTGATTGAGCTACATTGAAAGCCGCTTCTTCCGTACGGAGGGTCATTCCACTCACAAAAAAGTTCCGTGCAGAGCCATGTCACGCCGACGAAGACTCCGGTGAACAAAGCCGTTTTCGTGACGAACTTCTCGCAGGACTCGTAATCTTCAATCTCCTCGCCCTCCGTTGCGTCTTTCCTCCACAGTAGCGCCGTTCCCGTGTCTCCGTTGTCGATCTCGAAGTGGTTGCCGCTCGGTCTGATGTATGCGCTGCATGATACCCAATCTCCAAGCCGCAGCTTCGGCATTTCAGTCGTACTCGTAGTCACCCAACTTCACCTCCATTTCGCAGTCAGGGCATTCGACGTAACCCCAGTCATCGCTCCAGCACTCAGGGACATCGAGTTCTCGCCACGGAACCGTGACTTCTCTGCCACAGTGCGGGCAAGTAAATGTGACCGATACCGGCTTCACGTCGATGTGGAAGCCTACTGCTTTGCTCATGGCCGCGCCTCCTTTCTCTGCGGTATTTTGAATTAGCCAAGCGGCAACCAGAGGGCAGAGCAAGGCTCTACATCCTCTGGAGCACCGCGTAATGATGAAAGTATTGCCGCCCTTAGTTGGAATCGCTCTATTCGTGTCTTACAGCGGCTTTCTGATTTTGACGATGCGGGTAACAACGTCCGTGCCGCTTTCGTGGAACGCTCCCGGCTCCAGCTTGATCGCCTGTGCATACACGCTGTCGAGGAAGTCTCTGAACTCCACAGACTTCTTATCTGTGCGGAAGAACGTGCTCTCACACATGATGGCAACCAGAATACCGCCGGCGTCCAGCAGGTCATAGGCGTGGCGCACATGGTCGATGTCCTGATGGCGCGTAAAGGGCGGGTTCATCACGACGCGGTTGATAGCGCCGATTTCCTTCTTCGTCACGTCCAGAAAATCGCGGTAGCTCACGCCATAGGGCTTCTCGGACAGATACCGCTTCATGTCGGTGTTCAGCTCGATACAGCACATACCGGCGGGCAAATGCTCCCAAATGACATCCGCCAGTTGGCCGTTGCCGCAGGACGGCTCCAGTACCTCGGATGCGCTGTCGATCTCGGCCATCTCGCACATTCGCTCGGCGACGGCGCGGGGCGTCGGGAAGAACTGATACTCGCGCTTCAGGTCTTTCACTTCCTGCGTGAGCATGACGTTCTCCAGCATCTCCGCCACATCGTCGTCCTCAGCGAAGACGTGAGCCTTTGCCTTTCGGTTCCACTTGCCGCCCATGTTCTCCAGAACCTTGTTGACCTCCGTGTAGGTCTTGCGGTCAAGCTGAACGCTCGGCAGGTAAAGCAGATTTCCGTCCGCTCTGCACTCGCCCAGCACGTTCAGCACATTCTCAGGGATCTTTGCCATTTGTTTCGTCCTCCTTATTTTTCACCGGCCGCGCTCCGATGAACTCCTCGGCCAGTTGTTGATACTCTTCTGGCGTGATATATCCACGCCGCTTCTGCTGCTTCCAGTAGGCCATGATCTCGTCGTACCGAGTCTTCAACGAAGCGTATCGACCATAGGCGCCGTTCAGCTCGTGGCAGACCTGCTCAAGCTCCAGCCGCTTCTCTGCGAAATTTTCGGCCAGTTCCAAGCTCGGCGCCCGCCCAAGCCTCGCAGACCCACAGGCGCAACACATCTTCGGGGCTATGCCCTGCACGGCAAAGGCAGCTCCGCAGTCAAGGCATATCCACTTTTGCTGCCGTCCTCTTGCCATTCAGGCTACCTCCTATCACACAGGTTTTTTCCACCGGCATCCGCGGCAGGCTCCTTCGTGTTCCTGCTTGTATCGGCCGCACATAGCACACAGTTCATTGACGGCTGTGCGGTACTCTCGCTCCAGCTTGCGGATCTCGGCCGGTTCGCGGTTGGTGTCTTCATAGTCGGCCAGCCGGTAGAACACGGCTTCGACCGTCGTGCCGGTCGGCTGAGATACCGTGCCGTCGCTGTTTCGTATCGTTAGGCGCTCCATCGTCATGCCTCCTGATACCGGATGGGCCGCTCGCCGCGCTCGTCGAAGTCAAGGCAGGCTTTTTTCGACTGACAGCAATAAAGCGGCGTACCAGCTCGCGGGTAATGCTTGTTCTTGCGAACCTCGCAGATGCGTGACGCCTTCATAGGCTCTCTGAGGAAGTGATGGCACTGCCCGCAACATTGGCCGAGGCTCTCAGGTCTGACCTTCAGCCGTCCCTCCTTCTCCGCTTTGAGTAGGTCGAGAACGTGCTGAAGACTCATGCCGTCGCGGATCAGCTCGTCCTCAAACTTCCTGTACTCCGCGCAGGCTTCAGCCGGGATGTTAGCATCCTCGTACATTTTCAACACTCCGAGCGCCTTTTCAACCGTTTTGATCTCCTCGGTCTCGAAGCAAAAGTCCTGCTCATTGATGATGTCTTGCAGTTTCTCCGCGTATTTCTCCATCTTTACGCCTCCATCTGTTCAATTTGAGCGCACAGTTCGTCCGTTACGTCATTGCCATAGCTGAGCTCTTCGTAACCACTGCCGCCACCATCGCTCAATTTCTCCACGTCTATCCCGTTCTGTTCCAACCAGATTCCCACTTCACGGTCAAGATCGCTTACCATTCTTGCGTGGAGCGCAATCCTGTGCATCTTCTCGCGGATATACTTCGGTACTTTCATTCCAGCTCTTCGCGCTCCTCTCAATCGCAGTCCACATACCACCATCCGGTGCATCTGTCTTCTTCGCCAGACCGTGCATCTTCTGCCGGGTCATAATACTCTTCCGCGAGTATAGCCATCAGACTATTTTGATCCATGGGCATCACCATCTTCGTTCAGAGCCATCTCGCCGATGGTCTTCAACTCGCTCACGGTCTTTGCCAGATCGTCGAGGTAGGCCAAAACCTCTTGAAGCGCCGGCTTCTCGTCTTCGGTGATTTTCCCGTCAGCCGCAATGTCGAGGAGCGTGTCCTTGACCTCTCCGAGTTGTTCGGTCTTCAAACTCTTCAGCAGCTTGACCGTCACGCGGTCAATGCCCACCACTTCATCGGAGAGCGAATGTCTGCATCCAATCGGGCACTCGTTTAGACAGTAGTGGTTCAGCAACCACGGGGCGTTGTACCTGTCAGCCATGAGCACCGCCTTATCGACCGGCATGAACTTTGTGTTCCCCAGCTCTGCATCTGCCAGCGAAGATACCGACATTCCGAGTTGCTCAGCCGCGCTCTCACGGCTACATAGCCTGTCATCATATTCAGCAGCCTTTTTTCTGGCTTGATACCACGGATTTCCCGCCGCTTTCGTAGCGTCACGTCCCATTTTCTCTGAGCCTCCAATCGCCTATAATTACCGTAGTGGCAAGATAAATTATCCAAGTGGCTAATCATCGGGCAAAAAAATATACACCGACGCCGATGATGGCCTCGATTAACCAGTTGGCAACTTGCCGTCGAAGAAAAAGTCGTTCACCTGCGCATTGTTCAGCGTGAGCAGGCTGGCGACCTCCGGGACTTCATCCAAGGTAAACTCTACTTCGCCTCTCTCTTTTCTCCCATAGGAGACTTCCGTGAGGCCGAGCTTCTCTGCCATGTACTTCTGCGTAAATCCAAGCCTTGCGCGGGCTCCCTTGATTTCGAGTGGTTTCATAATGTTCACCCCTTTCTGCCTATCTTTTTTTGAAGATAATTGACCTATGTGATTATTATAATTATCCACATGGCTAATGTCAATAGTTTTTTGCAGTTTTCTCGCAAAAAATGTTTGCGATTTTACCCAAAGAGCTTTACAATGGCTAATACAAACAATCACGCTGGCAAAGGAGAAGCACATCATGGAACTCGAACTCGATTTTACCGCCTTCAAGAAGAACCTGCGCGACCTGATTGAAAGCAGGGGTCTCTACGCCAAGGACATCGCCGCAGAGATCAACGTCTCAACGCCTACCCTGTCGAGATACCTTCAGGGCGTCCGTGAACCCGAACTCAAGTACGTCGTTCGGCTCGCCCGCTACTTCGGCGTTTCTGTTGACTGGCTGCTTGGCCTCAGCAACGACCGCTACGAAGCAGTCCCCTCAGAAGTCCGTGAGTTTGCCACTCTGTACGCTCTGGCCTCGCCGGATGACCGTACCATCGTCGAAACTGTACTCAAAAAATATCGAGAGGAGAACTAACCATGATCTTCGGCAAAGACTTGGGACGTTCTGCCTTCTTTGCCGAAATCGGCTCAGAGGTCGAACGTCTGGACAGCATCCCCAGCAACTACACGAACCTCGTCTGCATCGGGCAGGGCGTCAGACTCACCGATACCGTAGGACGTGAGTATTGCATCGACCTGTTCATCTCGCCCACCGGCTGTATCGCCGTTCGGCTCCCTCTTCCCCTTGCCGGTGCGTCGCCGACCGACGCCGATCCCAAGCATCTACGCCGCGTTGCCTCCATTGTGCGGGCGGGGAGCGTGGAGCAGCTCAACGAGGTCTGTGCCGACCATTTCTACCGCGCCGAAGGACAGGCTGCCGACATCATCGACGTCCTCGTTCGCGCCGGTCTTGCGGGTTTCTCCGACAAAGGCAATGTCAGCAAGGCTCTCGCCGCAACGCTGGCTGATGGCGAATTGCTCTTCGAGGTCATCGACTCAGCCTCCGCACACAAGGTCTTTACCAGCCGTGAACTCATTGACCGCTTCTCTGCAGCAAAAGGCGTTGACCCAGACGACGTGACCGAGTTCATCGGTGCCCTCGAAGTCATGGACGGCTTCAGCGCCGTCTCCATCGGCCGCGAGATCATCGTTCAATATGCTCCGCTCGGCGACGGCCGCCCGTACCAGCTCTTCAAGTTCACCATCGGGCAGCATCGCTCGGACGTGGTGGCCGAGCCCCGTGTCACCCGACACCAGCTCCAGAGCAACGGGCGAGGTCCTGCCGAGGCCGACAGTTTCTTCGAGGCCCTCATTCCCTATGCGGACACGGCCTCAATGCAGCCTGCACCCGACGGCTCCATCAGTGTCTTGCCCCTCAGCATTGACGCCCTGATGGATGGCACGATGGGGCTTGTGGCAGCGGCCAGAGGCTTCGCAAAAGCAGTCTCGCAATAAAAACACATACGGGGCATCGCAGCAGCGGTGCCCCAAAACTATATCTAACGGTTACGTTACGTTTACGGTATAGGTTACGGTTACGGTATGGTTACGGTTATACACGGAACGTCCGTGGATTTTTGGTCGGACGTTCCTATGGAATATCCCGAAAAAGGAGGACTTCGTATGGCTTCTCGCATCGCCGAGAAACTGGCCGCGAAGAAGGCGGCCATCTATATTCGCGTCTCTACTCATTGGCAGGTGGACAAAGACTCCCTCAAAGTTCAGCGCCGCGAACTTATCGCCTATGTCACGCTGGTGCTGGGCATCACCGACTACGTCGTGTTTGAAGACCCCGGCTACTCGGCCAAGAACACAGACCGCCCAGAATATCAGGCCATGATGGATCGCATCCGCACAGGCGAGTTTACCCACCTTGTCGTCTGGAAGATTGACCGTATCAGCCGCAATCTGATTGACTTCGCCACCATGCACGACGAGCTGCAGTCCCTCGGCGTCACCTTCGTCTCCAAGAATGAGCAGTTCGATACCTCCTCCGCCATCGGTGAGGCCATGATGCGCATTATTCTGATCTTCGCCGAGCTGGAGCGCAAGACCACCGCCGAGCGCGTCACGGCCGTCATGCTCTCCCGCGCCTCAGACGGCCAATGGAACGGCGGCCGCGTCCCCTTCGGCTATTCGTGGTCGAAGGAAGCGAAGACGTTCTCCATCGTTCCCGAAGAGGCCAAGGCCATCCGCCGCATGGCCGAACTGTACGAGCAATACCAGTCCTTGCTCTATGTCGCCAAGTACCTCAACGACGCCGGTATCGTCACGAAGACGGGCGGCCAATGGACGCCAACCACGGTGCGCACCATCCTGACAAACCCGTGGTACATCGGCCAGTATGTCTATAACGTCCACTCAGACGGCAAGGGCATCGAGAAGCGCGACTCTGACGAATGGATCACCGTCGAGAACCACCACGAACCCATTCTGAACGAAGATGTATTCTGCCGCATGAAGTTCCTGCTGACTCGGAACAAGCGCGGCGGCGTTCCATCTCACAAAACATACGTCAGGAAGAACATCCACGTCTTTGCTGGCCTGCTCCGCTGCGGCCAGTGCGGCTCCAACATGACAGCCAACCTCGACCGGCGGCGAGCGAACGGCTTCCGCCCCTCCCAATACGCCTGTGGCAGCCGACGGCGCAAAGGAACCTCCTGCACCAACAAATACATCTCAGACACCACGCTCGGCCCGTTCGTCCTGAACTACGTTGCCAACATCATCAGGGCCTCCAAGAACTCCTCTGAGGCCACGACGCCCGAGGTTCTGGAGCGTAAGCTGCTCCGCGGCGAAGCGTTCGAGGACGTGGCCTCCGTCAGCACCGACGCTCTGGGCCAGCTCCTCGATGCGTTCCGTTCTGCCGGCGACGCCGTGGAGTACCGCCCGCAAATCGCCTTCTCCGGCGATGACAACTCCATCCGTGAAATTGACACCCTCCGCGCTCGGCGCCGCAAGCTCGACAACGCCCTCGCCAGATTGAACGCCCTGTACCTCTACGACGACGAAGCCATGCCGGAGAAAGACTTCGTCATGCAGCGCGGCCAGATCACCAAACAGCTCGAAGAAGTCAATGCCCGCATTGAGGAACTGCAGAACCAAGAGTCCAGCGAGGAACTGGGCGACGGCTTCATCGGCAAGGCCAGCTACTACATCATGGCGAACAAGCTGATCGAAGACCGCTACATCGACTACGAGAAGTACATCCGAGCCATTGACCCCTCCATCCCGCACAGCTTCCTCCAGCAGATCATAGACCACATCGTCGTGAACGATGGCCGCGTCACCTCCATCACATTCAAGAACGGTGCGACCCACACATTCACCTACAAGACATGAGAAAAGCCCCGGCCTCATATACTGAGGTCGGGGCCATCTTATGCAGTCTATGCAACATCGCCGCAACATTATGCGCCAAAAAAGTTGTTCAATTTTATAAGCATCCCCTCAAAGCTAACGATGCGTGATGCTTTTCGCTTATCCACGCGGCTTTTCCTGATTTTCTCGTCGGCTAAGCAGTTTTCCCCGAAAACCCTTATTTTTCGGGCTTTTCGCCGTTTTCGGCCTTGGCGGGCATCACGTCTCCAATGAACATCGCATCTCCGAAGGAGAAGAAGCGGTAGCGTTCCTGCACGGCGATGTTGTAGGCGTTCAGGATCTTTTCACGGTCTGCGAATGCGGAGACGAGCATGACGAGCGTGCTTTCCGGCAGGTGGAAGTTTGTGATGAGCGCATCCATGGCCTTGAATTTGTAGCCGGGATAGATGAAAATATCCGTCCATGCGGAGGCTTCATGGAAATACCCGTTTTCGTCAGCCAGAGATTCCAGCGTCCGGCAGGAAGTTGTGCCGACGCAGACGATCCGCCCGCCTGCGCGTTTGGTTTCGTTGATGATATCCGCGGTTTCCCTGGAGATCATGCAGAATTCGGAGTGCATATGATGCTCCGTGATTTCCGCAGCCTTGACGGGACGGAACGTGCCGAGGCCGACGTGCAGCGTGATATACGCTTCCTTAACGCCCTTGGCGGCGAGCTTGTCCAGCAGCTCCTGCGTAAAGTGCAGACCGGCTGTCGGTGCGGCGGCAGAGCCGTTGATTTTGGAATAGACGGTCTGGTAGCGTTCGCCGTCCTGCAATTCTTCCTTGATGTACGGCGGCAGAGGCATTTTTCCGAGCCGTTCCAGCACCTCAAGGAAGATCCCCTCATAGTGGAACTGCACGAGCTTGTTGCCGTCGTCCCTCTCCCCTACTACGGTCGCCGTCAGATCGCCGTCTCCGAAGGACAGCTCTGTCCCGGTGTGCGTCTTGCGGCCCGGCTTCGTAAGGCACTCCCAGATGCCGTTTCCCTGATCCTTGAGCAGCAGCACCTCGACCGCGCCACCGGTCGGCACCCGATGGCCGAGCAGGCGTGCGGGCAGCACACGGGAGTTGTTCATGACCAGGCAATCTCCTGGCTGCAGAAGCTCAAGCAGGTCGTAAAAATGCCGGTGCGTGACCTCGCCCGTTTTCCGGTCGAGCGTCATGAGCCGGGACGCGTCGCGGCGCTCCAGCGGTGTCTGCGCGATCAGCTCCTCCGGCAGATCGTAATAAAAATCATGTGTTTTCAACAA